CGATGGCTTCGATCAGTTCGCCATAGACAGCCACCGGAAGCGGCGTGCCTTCGGTAACGTCCGTCGCAGTCTTTCCGTCATCCGGCCCGGTCACGGTTGCCAGAGCCACAACCTGCATATTGGCCGTGTCACCGGAATAGGGGACTTCGCGGGTCGCAATTTGCGTCCCCGTTCCCGCTGTATAGCCTACGTTATCAGCCATGATTTACTCCTTACAGCGCGAAAATACCGGACGCATTCCATGTGATTGTGATGTCGCCGCCGTTGGGGGTAACCGGCAATCCGGTAACGCCAGTGTCGATGAAAGCGACAAGCCGCGAGGTGCCAGCGGTGCCTGTGTCAATGTAGATCACAAGCGCCTCAACCGTCGCGCCGCTCACTGCCGTGTAGGTCACGTTGTCGCCGTCAAACACGCCGTTGGTGACAGTCGTGGCACCAATCGTCTGCGCAGTCCCCACAACGCCGCTCAGGCTGGTCAGGAACTCATGCGCGGCGGAATAGGTGTAGGTGCCGGTGTCAACCAGTGCGACCCTCACCGTGCCGTCATTCACGTCGATGTTGGCCAAGCCGTCAAGCAGCGCCTCTTTATATTTAGGGTAAATCGCGTTGGGCATGTCGAAATTCTTTCTACTGGTGTTCACAAACCGGAGCGACAGCGCCTGCGTTTATGGCGGTGCGGCCATGCGTGTCTTGGCCAATAAAGCGAAACAGCATGGCCGCGCCTTTGGGGGGCGAGCCGAAGCCCGCCCCGCTCGGATTAGGGCAAGTAGTAGAGGATCGCAGCGCGAACCGAACCCGCAGCCGAAGTGGCCGCGTTGGCCGCTACAGCAAGCCGAACTGCCGTGTTGCCTTCAGTCACCGTGAAGAACATCCCGGCTACAGCCGATGCGCTGGACTGAGTGCCAGCCTGCGCCACGGTCGAAGCCGCGAAGTAACGGTCAGCATCACCAGCATCGCCCAGATTAAGGGTAATGGTCGGCGAGCCACCCGTGTCGAGGTCATCAGCCTCAATCGTGGCATGAAGCACAATAGCGCCCACGGGCAAGTTGAACATGGCGGCGGAGTCCGCAGTAGTAATGGTGCCGGTAAAGGCGACTTCGCCATACGATACCTTGACGTTACCACCGAAGCCGTGGCCCGGTGCGGCAAGCCGCGACTGAGTAGAGTTAGAAGCAGGCATTGGAAATACTCCAGAATGGAAAGGGGCGAGCCATTACAGCCCGCCCCAAAAGGTTAAGCGTCAGCCGCAGCGCCGAAGAACGCAGTCACAACGCCGTGAGCCTTGCCGTTGAAAGCAGCCTTCTTGACGCCAATGATTTCGTCCATGCCGACAGTCATGCGACGGTTCAGGGTCGGAATGTCCGACTTTTCCGTGCCAGCCTGCGGACGCTGCGAGTAAGCGATAAACACCGACTGCGTGCCGCACAGGTAAACCGGGCGGATCGGAGCCGACGAACCGCCAGCAGTGTTAAGGCCGTTGGCAGCCGCCCAAGCGTCAATTTCCGGCACTTCGCGATGGATAACACCATCATAGATGATGTCGCCCGACTGGAAAATCGGGTTGCTGTCCATCCCATTGCCTTCACGGGCGCGGGCTTCACGGTTGGCATTGAGAACCGCCGAGTCGTTAGTCAGATCGCGGAAAGTGCGCGAGCCGTGGAACGCGATAAAATACTCCTGCCCCATGTCGTCATTGACCTGGTAGGGGTTGATCGCAGGCGAAGCGGCAAGTGCCAGACGCTTGACCACGCTCATGCGCGCAGCGGTGCAGGTTTCGCCTGCATCCACGTTGCCAAGCGCGGTTGCCCAAGTCGCGCTGTAACCGGCGACAGTGCCGAAGAACAGACGATCTTGGTTAGCAGCCGAGTAGGCGTTACGGTTGGCAGTCGTCGCCGCGCCGTAGTTGACGGTCGTGTCGCCAGTGGTAACAACCGAGCCAAGGGCTTCGATGATGTCATCCCGCAGAAGCTCACCGAAATAACGGGTGAGGCTTTCCTTGGCCGCGTTCATCACGTCCATCTCAGTGCGGAACGACTGGTTCTTGGTAATGGCAACGCCCTTGCCGCGCAGGGCAACAGGAACGCCGCAGTTGAAGTTGTCCAGCGGGGTTTCGTTACCGACAATCGGGGTTTCCCCGGTCACCGGAGCGCCGCCCAGCTTGTAGAACAGCGGGATATTCAGAGTATCACCAGCGCGCTTCTCAAGGTCGGTGTAACCCTGAAAGATTGCGTTGGTGCTGTTGTTGATGAACTTGGCGAAACGCGAGCGGCGCACGTATTCCATGTGCGCCTTGTTCGACCATTCTTTCCGCTGCGAAGCGGTTGCGAGGGTAAAATCAGCCATTGTCTATACCTTAAAACATGGCGTTCAGCTTTTCCGTCACAGGGTCAGGCTTCGGCTGCGTGGAAGAACCAGCAGACGGCGCGCTCGCCAATGAGCGGGGAGGTTGAACGGAAGGGGGATCAGCCGCTAAAGGTGCGGCGGTTTGCTGCGCGAGTTGGCCTTGTGCGGCCTTCCACGCTTGGAATTGCTGGAAGTCATCAAGGCTAACCTGTGACGCGATCTGATCGCGCTGGTATTGCTCAACAACATACTTCCACGGGTTGCGCTGACGTAGCACCTCGGCCTGATAGGTCGGGTTGGCATTAAACCGCTGCAAGGCCCAATCACGGGCTTGGTCAACCAATTCGTCGCCGAACTTGTCGCGGGTCATATCCTCGGAGATATCAAGCTTCGTGTTGATGACCTGTTGCTGCTGAAATGCAGCCATTTGCTCAGGGTCATAAACATCGAGCGGCTCGGGCGGGGTTTGCTGCGCTTGAAAGCGTGCAAGCTCGGCCTCCAGCTTTTGGCGGCGCTCGCGCTCATCCAGCATCGCGCTGATCGGGACGTGTCCCGGTTCAGGCTTGGCAGGCTCAGGCGTAGCGACAGGCGGCTCTGCGGGGGTTTCCGCAGGCTGTTCCGCTTCAGGCTCAGGCGTTACCGTTTCCGGCGTGGCCTCAACCTGTTCCTCGGCAATCGGTGCTTCTCCGAAAATATCTTCGTCAGTCATGTGGTTTGCCCTTACGCTGGCATGGCGATGCGCCCGAACCCCGGCGGCGGGTCGGCTGATGCGTTCAGCACTAACGAAAGCGCCCGATTAAGGTCGGCGGCACCTTTGAGCAGCAAGCATGGCTTTAGCGTCCGCAGGGCCGAAGCCCGCACGAAACAGCTTTACCGTGTTATTGCTGCCGAACTCGTGGACTAACGCGCGCCACTCACGCGGCAGGTTGTCCAAAATCAGAAATTCGTTCCTTAGCCCGTTGGCGTAGGCTTCAAGCGAAGCCGCCAAGACGCGCCCCGGCTTCAAGCGCGGACAGTTGCGGTTTGATTGCCGCCTCGCCAGCCTTGGCCAGCTTCAATTGCGTGTCGGCTTGTGTATTCTCGACCTCGGCCTCAGACTTGCTCACCTCGGCAACCGCCCCGCGCACCGCAAGCTGTTGCTGCATCTGCATCATCGGGTCAGGCTCGGCAGGCTGCATCATCTCCATGATCTTCTGCTTTTCAGGCAGCGACGAGGCCATAATCAAAGCTTGCGGCGGGATAGCAACGCCAGACTGCACCAACTGCGCCAGCGTCTCGAATTGCTCCATCGCAAGGGTCGCCGTGTTCGGCACGCTGTCAATCGTGATGTCAACGTCAAGCTCGGCAATCGGGTTATCGTAACCCAGCACCGGACGCATGATCGTGGGCATTCCCGTCGCCGGGTCAAGCATCACCTGCGCTGGGCCTTGGATGGGCTGATTGATGCCCACGAATTGCGCAGCCTGTTCGTCGTCCGTTACCCTGATCCAATCGGGCTGCTTCCAAAACTGGCGCGCACGATCCCAGCAAGCCGAATATACCGCGTGTTCAAACTTGCGCAGGCCGTTAAGCGTCATTGCGCTATCGGTCATGCCAGCCTGTTGGCGGGCGATCTGCGCGCGACCACTCGATGATGCAGACTGCGCCGCCAGCACGCCGGGGTTTTGCCCAATGCGCTGGATGAAGTTGCGGGCGCTATCCAAAAGCAACGCCTGCCCGGTCGCCATGTCTCCCGTGGTGACGATCTGATAGCCTGGAGGAATAACACCATCAGGCCGTGCGGCTTCGCGGCGGGCCTCGTCGGGATTAACCGCCATCGCCATACTAACGTCATTCGCCTGTATCTGGCGGTTGTTCACCAGATGCAGCAACTTGCTCTCGCGCTTGTTGATTGCGTCCTGCGGGCTGCGAAGGTCACGCACCTCGCTATAGCGGCGGTTGTCGCGGTCAATGTAGCATGAGCGCGCCTTGATCGCGCACGAAGGCTTGCCGTTCTTGTCAACGTAAGGCGACGGGCCAGCCTCAAGAACACCGCGCCCCCAAAAGACGCAACGCATCCATTGACCGCCCTCGCGGTGATACATTTCAGCCACGAACACACGCCGAAGCTTGCCGTCCAGCCAATCCGTTGAAAGATGCTCGCCCGATGGCCTGTCCTCGAACGTGTCACCGGCAACGCCCATCGTGGTGCCTGCATCAAGCGATGCCAGAATGTCGTCCCGCTGTTCAGGATACATCGCCGCCGCATCCTCGGCGAACATCCACTTGCCAATGCCCATGAAACGCGCATCGCTAAAGTCCAATGCACGCGAGCGCGGGTCGTGAAAGAACTCCTCGTATTTGATCTGCTCAACAGTCGGGCGACCCGTCTCAGGATCGGCTCCGACGATAACCGCCGTCGTGCCTTCCACGAAGTAGTTGAGCGCGCAATAGGTGCGCTTGTCAGTCCATTCGGTCTGGTCTTTAATATACCGCAGAACCTTGGTCGCAACGTCCGCAGCCTGTTCGTCATCGGGGTTGCGCGGCCATGCACGCGGGTCAGTCTCACCCTGCTCCCAAACGCCGATTAGCCCACGAATGGCAACCTTTACCTCGTTAAAGTAAAGCGGCGGCTGTTTGCGCTCGGCAAGGATACGGCGCTCTTCTTCCGTCCATTGATAGCCGTCGAAATAGTCGCGGTCGATCAGGGCTTCCGAACGCTGTTTGTCGTTAGCGTCCCGCGCGTCCTCAAAATAACGCTTGTATTGGGTGAGGCTGTCCTGAGAGGCTGTCACGGAATTATCCATTAGCCACCACCAATCTCTCGGCAATCCACGCCTTTAGGCTTTCCTCGCCACGGCGATAAAGGCGGTTTTCAAGTGTCTTGACGTTGCAGCCAAGGGCGCGCGACCATTCGCCAACAGTTTTTGAGAGGCCCTCCACTAGGAAAACGCGAGTGGTAGACCGGTTTCTGCTTTGCGCCTTAAGACCAGCCCAGCGGCAGTTTTCAGGCGAATAGCCCTTAGTGTTATCAATCCGGTCAAGCGTCTTGCCGTGCGGTCGCTCGCCCATGTCCTCAATGAAATTGGCAAAGGTGCGCCAGCGGTCACACACTGTCACCCCTTTGCCGCCATAGTTAGGGTAAGCTGTGTCAGTCTCACATGTGCAGCGGGACACCATTGCGCGCCAACTGTTATATGTGGGCGTGCGCACTGTAGCCCCCCGAGCGCCCCGAGTGTGGCCATGACGGACATGCTTCAAATAGTCCTCCACGATCCGTCCTCTCTAGGTTTGCGCCAAGACGGGCGGTGCGGCCCGTTCCACGTGTGTTCGTTTGTTTGCGCCGCCGGTTTGTAACCAGACTTGCGCAGCTCTTCCAAAGCGTAGCGCAGCGCGTCGATGGTGTGGTTGTTCTTGTCGTCCAGCACCGGCAGAATGTCGCCCGTGTGTTCGTCAACCTTGTATGCGTAAAGCGTCAATTCGTTAATGACCTTGGCGCAGCGCGGATGCACCACAATGTCAAAGCTGCGCAGGAACTCCACGCCGTCCTCTATCGAACCCGGCCCCTTGATGGCCGGGATGATCTTGAACCCCTGCCGCACCATATAGCTGACAGTTTCAGGCCGTGCGCTGTCCGCTCGGATCAGAAACTTGCGACTGCCCTCGATAGTGTCGAACAGCTTAGGCAGGTGGTCAATCTCGCAACCAACCTGCCAAGCCTCCTGGTCAACAAACAGTTTGCGGCCCTGCACATGGGAGCGAACCAACACAGTCGGGTCAACCGCAAAGCCCCAATCCGCGCCGAAGCGGTGGATCGCATCGCTAGGCGTGTCGAACTCTTCAATCGTCCAATTGCGGAAAACCCGCGCTTCGCTGTTCAGCGAATAATGACCGCCCCAAACGTGCGCCCACTTGTCCGGGTCGCGGCGCTTGTCGTCCTCTTGCTCCTGCCGCAATTCATCAGGCAACCAAGGATTGTCGTTCCAGTTAATCTCTAAAACCACAGCATCGGTCGGAGGCTGGTCACCGCGCAACAGGCTGTCAACTGGATCATCCGGCGCGTTCGGGTTCCAACTGAACCACAATTCGCTGCCAGCCTTACGGATTGTCGGGCGTAACAGGTCAAGCGAGCGTTGGCTTAGGCTTTGCGCCTCCTCGCACCATGCGATGTCGAAGCCTTCAAGCGACTTGATGCTGTCCGCAGTGTGGTTCTGCATCCCCTGAAAGATGATAACCCCGCCGCCTGGCGTGCGTATCTCGGCCTCTAGAACCTCGAACAGGTGCGCAACGCCCATGCTGCGTATCTTGTCCTCAACCAGCAGCTTGACCGACTGCTTAAGCGACTTTTGCACCTCGCGCACACAAACAGCCCGAAAGCCCGAACGGATCGTCGCCTCTTCAACCAGCAACTCAGCAAAGAAGTGCGACTTGCCCGAACCGCGCCCACCATGCAGCCCCTTGTAGCGCGCAGGCCGCAGCAACGGGGCCAGCTTGCGAGGCGTGCGGATAACGTCAGTCGATGAACTGGCGCTTGAAGCCAGTGAAGGCGATAGGGTTGTCACCTTCGTCTCCGCCAACGTGCTTTACCTTGTCGCCATAAGTCTTGGGCTTCAGCTTCGAGGCGGCCCACTTGCGCGCATCAACCGAAAGCCGGTCGCGCTGAACGTCCTCACCGCCATGCTTTCCGTCTGCGATGTAGATCATTTCATCAACCAGAACGTCGGCCTGCGCTTCCCGCGCGCGTGCGTATTGGTCGCGGAACTCTTCGTTTGCAGCCAACCAGCGAAACACGGTAGCTTTGTGCGGCATATTGTCGTCAAGGCAGATTGCCCTGAGACTTTCGCCTTCAGACAGGCGCTCGCAAATCTCGTCGGCTGTGGCCTGCGTGTAATCGCTAGGGCGGCCCATCACTCGCCCCTCACAAACTTGCGCAGGCTTTCAGGCCCACTAAACTCGACGCCCTCGCCATCGGTCAGGAAGTGCAGGATAGCGTTTGCATCACCTAGCAGGCTATCAAGTGCTACTGAACTTTCACCGTTAGTATTTAGCCGCCAGATTGCAGCGTGCAACGCTTCCACGCGAATTGCACAGTCAGGATCGAACAGATCATCGTCCATCGCGCTCATCCCGTAGTGCATCGCGTTTTCGTTCGGCCTTGCTGCGCTTCTTGTGCCTGGCGTCTGGTATTGCCTTAGCTGGTGCTTGCCTTGCCGCGACAACGTGCGGATTGCGCTTTACCGCCACAGCTTACCAATGCCTGCGCCGATCATCAGAACCGCTATGCCTGCAAGACTGCCAACCAGAAATAGGGCTGTTGCTATGCAGAGGCAGATTGCGGTGAGGCGCATTGACTGGCCTCC